ACCGCGAGACAGCCGACGCCCCGCCGCCGGCGGAACAGGCCACTGCCACCGTGACCAAGCGCCGGAAAAAGGCGAGCTAATGCCGCTCTTGGAGGTACTGACCCGCTGCTACAAGCGTCCCCAGATGCTGCTCGCCAACCAGGCGAGCCTGGACGCGCTGGCCGACGACGATTGGGAGCAGACGCTGCTGATCGACGACGTGGGGCGCGGTGTGGGTTGGAGCTATGGGCAACTGGCTGCCTACGCGCCGCATCTGACAGGCGAGTACATCTGGCTGCTCGACGACGACGACGAGTGCATCTACCCGGCGCTTGTGGACGGGCTGCGGGCTATCGTCGAGGCGCATGGCCCGGACGTGGTGGTCGTGCGCATGGACCACGGCGAGCGCGGGGTGCTGCCGCCTGTCAAACTGTGGGGCAAACGACCGTACCAGGGGGCCATCGGGTGCAGCGCCGTAATCGTGCGGCGCGCCGTGTGGCAGGCACACGCGCATGTGATGGCACCGGGCCACTACGCCAGCGACTACGATTTTATCCGCGCCCTGTGGGACGCGGGGGTGAGCGTCTACTGGTGGGAGATCGTGGCGAGCCGGGTGCAGCGGATCAGCTACGGGAGGCCGGAATGAGGGCATACAGGGCAAGTGGCGCGCAGATTTCGGTGCATCCGGTCGAGGAGCCGGTCAGCCGAACCGAGGCCAAACTGCATCTGCGCGTGGACGGCAACGAGGAAGACGACCTGATTGACTCGCTGCTCGTGACGGCGCGCATCCACTGTGAGAACGTGAGCCGCCGCGCCTTTGTGACGCGCACCTGCACGGTCGATCTATGGGGCTGGCATGACCTGATTGCGCTGCCCTACCCGCCATTGGCGAGCGTGGTGAGCATCGTCTACACCGACGCGGCGGGCGCGCCGCACACGCTGGCCACGAGCGTCTATGGCGTGGACACGCACAGCGAGCCGGGCCTCGTCTACCTGGCACAGGACCAGCAGTGGCCGGCGGATCAGCTGCGCGACTACGCCCCCATCCGCATCACCTACACGGCAGGCTACGGCGATGCAGAGGATGTGCCGGAGACGTACAAGGCGGCAATCAAATTGTACCTGGCGCACCTCTACGAAAATCGGGAGGCGGTCGTGGCCGGCCAGGGCGTGAGCCTGACCCGGCTGCAAGACGCCCTCGACGCGCTGCTCTTGACCGATAGGGGAGGCTGGTAAATGCGAATCGGGCCGCTACGCAAGCGCGTCACATTCCGGCGCAACGCCGGCAGCACGCAGGACGCCTATGGCCAGCCGATTGCGGCCTGGCAGACCGTGGCGACCGTGTGGGCTGAGGTCGTGCCCGCATCGGGCGCAGAGCGATTTGTGCCGGGCGCGGCGCAGGAGACGGCGGTCGAGACATACCGGGTGCGCTGCCGCTACCGCAGCGACGTGACGCCGGGGATGCAGGCGCTCTATGCGGGGCGCGTGCTCGACATCGAGCGCGTCAACGACCCGACAGGCCGCCGCGCCGAACTGGTCGTGATCTGCCGCGAGCTTAAAGAGGAGTCGTCGTGACCACGCTGCACCTGCCCATCATGGGCGCGTCAGGCCACGGCGCGTCAGGTAGCGGCATCGAAGCGGCGGCCAGCCCTCGCGGCCTGTTTATCTTGGCTTGGCTATCGGCCCCGTGGCAGGTGCGCCGCAACTGCCGCGAGTCGAGCCGGCTGCGGGCGGCGGCCCAGGCGCACGCTGAGGAGCTGCGCCGGCGCGAGGTGGAGCACCACGAGCCGCACGGCTATGACCTGCACCGCGGGCTGGACGGGCGGCTGCCCAACGGGCGCGTGCGGCTGCACGGCTATGCGCTGCCGGCGATATGGCCGGACGACATCAACTACATCGAGTCGGTGGCCATCCACCATCGCGGCCCGGCAGCGGCGCTGGCGATGTTGGTGGCCTCGCCGGCGCATGTAGACCATGTGACAGGCCGCGTGGGGTTTTTTGCCGAGCAGACGGTCTACGGCGTGGGCTATGCGCCGCCGGCGTGGTACTGCCTGGTGACCTGCCCGCCGGAGGGCGAGCCATGAGCGACGTGGGGATCAAATGGTACGGCGACGACCTGCTCGCCAAACTGGAGGGGGCCGACGACGATGCGCTCTTCGAGGGCGCACAGGAGTTGGTCGAGGTTGCCAAAGTCAAAGCGCCGCGCCGGTCGGGAGCGCTGGCAGAGAGCGGCTATGCGGCCACCAAAGGCCAAAGCACCTACCGCAAGGCCAAAGGCCATCGACGCGAGATACGGCCCCAAGAAAAAGGCGTGGCGGTGGCGGCCTTTGCCATGTTCTATGCCCACATCCAGGAGTATGGCGCGCGCCACCATGCGGCTGCGCCGTTTCTGCGCCCGGCGCTCGACGAGGCCAGGGAGCGGATCGGCAACCGCATCGTGCTGCGGCTGGCGAGGGATCTGAAATGAGTCTACGCACGGCCTTTGCATCGGTGTTGGCGGGGCGGCCAGGCATTGCGGCGCTGGTCGGCGGGCGCATCTACCCGCTGCGGCTGCCGCGCTTGCAGCGCATCTACCCGGCGCTTACCTACCAGGTGATCAGCGACCCACCGGCAGCGGGCGCATCCGACGGCACGCTGGAAGCGCGTCAGGCGCGCGTGCAGATCAACTGCTGGGCGCTGCGCTACGGCGTGGCAGACCAGTTGGCGGAGGCGGTGGTGGCCGGGCTGCGCGGGCACAGCGACCTGAGCGCAGACCCGCCGCTGCTCAACATATACGACGTGACGCGGTTGGACGACCACGACCCGGAGGCGGGCGACCCGGAGGACGGGCTGTACCGCCAGATCGTGGATGTAATGGTGCTGTATATCGGCAATTAATTGCAGGAGGAGGATAGGACAATGGCTGTATCAGACATCCTGGTTGGCGCGGCGAAAGTCTACAAAGCGCCCGTCGGGGAACCGTTCCCGGACGAGACGACCGTGGACTACGGCGACGCCTGGGGCGGCAACTGGGCGTGGCTGGGCCACACCAAAGAGGGCGTCAAGGTGGGCTACACTCAGGAGACGTTTGAGGTCGAGGTCGATCTCCTGACCAACCCGGTCAACGAGATCATCATCAAAGAGGTCGTGCTGATCGAGACCATGCTGGCGGAATTGACCGGCGCAAACATGGCGCTGGGTTTCAACGGCGAGTTGACGACCACCAGCGCCGGGCCGGGACAGCGCGCCTTCGAGCAGGTCGAGATGGGCGGGCGCGCCGACATCGACAAATATGCGTTCGGGCTGGAAGGGTTCTACAAGAGCGCCTTCAACGAGGTCTTTCCGGTGCGCGTCTTCATCTACATCGCCTCGGCCACGGTCAACGGGCAACTCCAGTTCGTCAAAAACAACATCGCCGGAATCCCGCTGCGCATCAAAGCCTATGCCGACGACGCCAAAGCCATCGGCAAACAGACGATGGCGATCCAGCGCATTACCGGGGAGGCGACGACCACCTAATGCGTAGCGAGACCATCACGCTGGCCGGCCAGGAGTACACGGTGGCCGAACTGCCGATGCGCGCCAATGCCGCCTGGCGCAAACAGCTAGAGGCAACGCTCGACGAGGGGCTGGCGCTGCTCGACGCCAGCCGAACGCTGGAACTCAAGCAGGAACACTGGGGCGATGCAGTGACCATCGTGCGCAACGCCGGGCTGCTGCTGCTGCGCGCCCCGGACACCATCGCCGATCTGGTCTTTGCCTATGCGCCCACGGTCGCCGCAGACCGCGAGCGGGTGATGAGCGAGGGCTATGAGTCGGAGTTGATGGACGCGTTACTGGCCTGTCTGCGGTTGGCGTACCCTTTCGGGCGGGCGCTGAGACTGGTCGGGCAGCTCGCGACCATGAGTGGCTCAGCGCCGACACCCGCGCCGACGACCTCGACGAGCTAATGGCCGCCTTCTATCCGGCGGCGCGCTGGGCCGATGAGACGGCGCGTATGCAGTTGCTCATGGCCTACATCCGGCGCACGCGCGCCGAAGCGCGCATCCTGGCCGTGGAGGTGGCGCGCACCCTGTTTGCGAGCAAACAGGAGGAGGAGATCAGCAGCGACGCCATGCTGGGCCTGATGGGGGTGACGATCCAATGAAACTAGCCGATG